TTAATTCTTCATAAAACTTATCACCCAACAATGGTCTTAAATGAGCTAGTTCAGACAATACAAGTGTATTTTCAGAAACCAAAACAGGGTCTGTATTTTTATTAGTAAATGTTTTGCTAATAACCTCTCCTGCTGTAACTAATGTTTTGTATTGTTTTGTATTTGCCATTTTATTGTTCTACTGTTATTTCTTTTGATTCATCTACCTCACCATCTCCATCATCATCTCTCTCCGTTACAATAATTTCTCTGTCTGCAACAAACATATCGCCATCTTCTAACATAGGTAAATCTTCATCTATTAACATTCTTTGTTCGTTAATAGTCAGTACCTCTCTAATGTCTACGTCATTAGCGTATGAGATTGGCGGTTCATAATGAATTTTTAAATCTCTAGGGTCATAACCCATTTCATTATAAAGAACCGTTCTAATTCCATTTAATATTAATTCAGAAGTGTCTCTAATTACAGTAGTCATAACTAAATCGTATGCTATTCTAATTTCACTTCCTGTATTGTTCATTTTTCCTGAACTTACTATACCTGATAAAGATGGCTGCCATCTGTTAGCGGTAATTATATTTTGGTCTGTAATTTGTTGTAATTCTATCCAACTTCCTTCTTGGTCGTCTTTTATTATTTGTACGTTAGCAGGTGATGTATCACCATTCTTAACTATAAATAATATTTTACCATTATTGCCTTCACCAACAAATTTTCTTTGTGCTTCCTTAACCATCTTCTGAGCTTCTTCTTCGCCCATATCTCCACTAATTTCTACAATAGCAGAAGGCTGAAAGCCATTTAAAAACTTAGTATGATTCCATTTACCGATTTCATAATCTACTGCAATATGCTCTAGTGCAGCAACATAATCAGGCAACCCATAAAAGTTAAACGTAGGCTCATAATCTTTAAAATGTATTACAAATTTATTATGCGCTACTCTTGGGTATATAGGTAATCTATACATTTTATCTTCCTGATTCCAATACTTACACCAATCAGGATTTACATAAACTTCTTTTTTTGTTTTAGACATTCTAACTGTTGTAGCGTCTAAGTGATAAAGGTTTACACCTCCATCATATTTTACACATTCCATATACGCATTACCAAACGTATAATAGTCATCTGCTAATTTTTTAAATACATCTCTTAATGATTCTTGATTTGCATTTACATCTTCTATAAACTCTCTTAAAGATTCATTATCACAAACAAATTTTGCACCACTTGTAAATACAGTTTTTTGTGCAAGTACACTTCTATGTGTAGATGATTTTCTTTTTAGCTCTGCTAAATATTGAGGAAATAAATTATCATTACCAAATGGAACCCACTTAGTAGATATGTTTTTTAAATTTTTTGGTTCAGTAATATTTGGTGGGATAGCTAAATCAAAAACCCCAAACTCAAACGTATTACTTTTCTTAGTCGTTTTTCTTAACTGACTTTGATTTTTTGTTTGCTTCTTTAACGGTGCTTTTCTCATTTGATTGATTTGTTTTTTCAATTTTATCTACATATAATTTTCCGCCATCTATTTCCTCGTAGATATGAGCAAGTTCTTCTTGAGTAGCATCATTCCATCTAACAAAATAACCGCCATAAAAGCTAGTCCCTGTGCCTTTATATGTTTCTTTAACCGAATAATTTGCCATAATTAAATATATTTTTAAGTGAGGTAAACTTACAAAATTTTTATTGTCTTTGCAACCACACATATTAAAAGATATTTAGCAAGGGGTTTCCCCCTCGCTATTTATCTAAAATTGATTAAGCAGTTGTTGCAGTTACATCATTTGCTAAAACAGTAATTCCTGCCGTGTATTCTCTAGGCAGTTCAAATTGTCTTGCAGTTAAAGTAACTGTAACTCCGTTTTCGTCTGCATAAGCAGCTCCACTTCCTCCTTCTATTGATGTTAAGTTTGCATAAGTTTGGTTTCTGTCCCAAGAGTCAGCACCTACACTTTGGCTTTTATATTTCTCACTTAAACCAATCACCATTTTTTTACCACTATTTAGCTCTACAAGTGCAACAGCACAAGCAGGCTCTATATCAGTAAGTTTATCAAAGGCACTTCCTTGAATATTAGGAAGATAAAAAGATAAAGCGCACTCATAAGATGTGCTTCCTCCTTCTTTTGCTCCTGTTATAGTAAGAGAAGCTGTTTCATTCTTAAATTCAAATCTAGCCCAAGGAGTACCTGTGTCTGCTACAATGCTACTATACGAGTGAGTACCTGCACCACCTGCAGTAACCGTGTCTATATTTGTCAAATCTGTTATAAGGATTTGTCTAATACCACCAACGGCTTGTAAGTCACCACACGCTACTAATAATCCTGTATCTATTGCCATATTGTTTTATTTTAAAGGTTAATAATTATTTAATTAAGCAAGCTCCTGTTACTAAAGAATTCCAACCATATTGGAAGCCCATTGTAAAGTTAGCTCTAATATACATATTATCAGAAACCTCATCATAAAACATTTTTAATTGATTATCAGGGTCAGTTACATTTGAGCCAATCATTAAATTGTCTTTTGCAGCATAGATACAACCATTCTTAGCATTTTTAGCAGCACCTGAACCTGTCATATTTGGCATTACAAATAAAGCAGGAGTTAAAGCTGTTAAAGCTGTATCCCACTCATACATACATACTATTTCTACACCTCTGAAACGTAGTCTTGGGTAATTAACACCTGATTGAGCTTCTGAATGTCCATAATCAACTGAACCTGCTGTTGGAGCAAGAGCTGTTAAAGCACCATAATATGCATTATAGATGTTTGGAGTTACAAACATTCTTTTTTCTGATGCAGGAATTTGTTGTAATTCTGCAGGAGCAGTATCAAATACGCTAGTTAATAATTGAGTTGCATCTAAAGCTGTAATAGCCCCACCTACAGTATTATAATTAGCTGCAGCACCATTAGTTGCTTGAACTTCATTTAACCTAGTTCCGTTTACAGCAGAACCTGCTGATAAAGATTTCCATAGACCATCAGCCCACTTGTAAGAACAAGTTGCACCTGAAGCATTAACTGATGAATCACCTGCCCACATATTTCTAACAACATCTGATTGAACACCACTTCTTACTCTGCTTAAAATTACATCAGCTAATTGTGTTCCTGTTAAGTCAGGCATATTTAATCCTGATTTGTAAGACTCAACGATAAATTGGTCTTTAAATTCGTCCCAACATTGTACTTGTTTTACCGATACATTTTCTACTGTAATTACCTTTGGAGCAATAGTAAATCCTGCAGGGTCACAAGTATTAGTTGAAGAACAACCTGTGTTTAATGCTGTAATTCCTTGTAATTTAGGAGCTAACATTAAGTTTTGTTTATATTTTACATTAGGATAAACAGTATAATTGCTCATAATATCATCAGAACGAAACATTGGTTCTAATAAAATTTTTGAAGCGTACTGCCCTTGATAATTTGCTCCTAATCCGTCTAAAGCTATATTTGCCATTTTTTAATTTTTTATTTATTTATATTTATTTTAATTTTGCTGCTAAAGCAGAAAAGAATTTGCTTTCTTTATCTTCTACCTTGTTGTCAATAACTACAGGGTCACCATCAGTTGATAGTTCAGTACCTTTAGCATCTGCTTTACTTAATAAAGCATTTAGTCTTTCTACTTCCTGAGTAAGAGTTTCTTTTTCTCCTACTAATTCAGCAACAAAACTATCTAGTTCAGTAACTTTAGCTTCAAATCCTGTAAGTTTCTCAGAAACTTCTTTTTCGTCAGCCATCATTACCTCTACCTCTTTAACATCTTCAGTTTCAGACTCATTACTAGCTTTTACTTTAGTAATAATTTCTTCAACTTTAGCGTTAAACCAATTTTTCAATTCTTCGGTCATTTTTTTACTTTTTAAATTAACACTTAGTTTATTTTGAATTTCCTTGTCTGTAATATTTTTAAACTTAGAAACGTCATATTTAGCCGCTACTTTAATAGCGTCAGAGATAGAGTCAATAAATCCTAAATTAAAAGCTTCATCAGCGCTTAACCAAGTTTCCTCGTCCATCATTTCTTTTACCCTGTTATAAGGTAGATTAGTTTTTTTAGTATAGATGTCAGCAATTTCACCGCTTATTTTATCTAATAATGCAGCAGTCTTTCTTATTTCAGTTGCCTCACCCATAGCTCCACCCCAAGCATTGTGTATCATAAATAGTGAATTTTCAGCCATAACGACCTCATCACCTGCTAATGCAATTACACTTCCCATACTTGCAGCTATTCCTTCTATATATACTGTTGTTTTTGCTGTTCTTTTTTTAAGAACATTGTAGATTGCCATACCTTCAAACACATCACCACCCACACAATTAATGTGTAAGCTCATTGGAGTATCTTTGTATGATTTAATTTCTTCAATGAAGCTTTGAGCTGTTAAGCCAAAAGTACCTATTTCATCAAAAATGTAAACGTCTGCAGACTTGTTAGACGCTTCTGCTTTAATGTTATACCAATTTTTATTCATAGACGCAAAACTATTTTTTAGTTTTCAAAAAGTTGCGCAGTTTTAGGAAAAAATTTTAGTATGTAATATTTTCAGAAGCAGATTCTTTTTTTCTTTCTTTATAAACTATACTTTGTGCTTGCCTTTCAGAAATATTATATTTAATAGATAAGTCCATAAAAGTATAAGTTCTATTACCTTCATTAGTTCTTAGCATACAATCAAAATCATAAATTATCATATAGTTTCTTAACCGCTTAGGCTCTACTATGCCTTTTTCTATTAGATGTCTTAATATGTCTTTAGTTGTTGGGTCGTGCCATCTTTTAATAATTTCCTTTTCAGCTAAATCTATATAATCATAAACAACATCTACTTTATTTTGTCTTGAAGCCATATTAATTATTAGATTCCCAAAATCTGTTTACATCTTCCCAAAACATTGTAACTGCCTCTCTGCACCCTATACAGCCCATTCTTTGTTTTATTTGTGGAAAATGCCTGTGCCATTCTTGAAACAAAAAAGTTAAACCGTCAGGGTGATACTTGCCAACAGACTCCATATGTTTTCTATTAGTTTTTACAGCCTCAATTATTTCTTCTTTTTTTTCTTGTTCTATTTTATTAGCTATAGCTTCAACACTCATAAATGTTAGTTTATATTATTCTTCCCATTTGTGTAAAGGACATTCTCCTTTATACCTTTTAGTTAATGATGCTTTTGCATCTAAAAAGCAAGTGCATTTAGCACATCTTGCTCCTTTATCCCACTTAGGATATCTTAACATTAAGAAGTTTCTATAAAAATCGCACTTTTTACAGGTATCTAATCTATCTTGCTTTACTTTTTTACTAACAAACATATGTTTATATTTTAAAATGTGGCTTCCGCCTCTATTATACCTACGGTATTTTGACTGTCTGTTATGTCAGCCTCAACCACTACTACCCTACTACTTTGATTCATTGCTCCCATCATATTTTGTTGGCTTGTTGCGTTAAACTGTGAGCTAGCAAAAGATGGCATATTCATTAAGCCACCATCTGCAAATTTAACACCACCGCCTGCTGCGTTCATAGCCGATAGCTGCCCTTTAAACATTGACGTACTACGCTTATTTATAACAGCCTCACCTCCTTCTAACTCAACTACTCTACCACCTACTGCAAACTTTTCCCCTCCTTGTGCGTGTGACTTGCCTTGCACCATACCACCATTTGCATAAGCTTCTACCACACCTCCTTTTTCAAATCTATTAATTTGCTCGTCAATAACCTTACCGACTACTGCCGAAGCTCCTGCAGCCAAAACTAAATTGAGAGGAAATGGTACATTTTTAAATACAGAGGCTATAAACCCTGCTACAGCCTCCATAATTTGCGCCCTTACCACAGACTTCATAGCTTCTTCTGCTGTTTGTCCTGACAAAATTGCTCTTTTTACATCTGCCTTGAAAGCCTCATCTTTATCTTTTTGATTGTCTTTATTTAATTTCTTTTCTAAATCAAATATTTTTTGTGCTATTTCTGTTTTATTTTTTTCAACGTCTTTGTCAGTTTTTAACAACTCTTTTAAATCAGCTATTTGTTGCCTTATAAGGTCTTTCCTAACCTGAGCAGCTTCAATTTCACTTAACAAGCCTTCGTCCATTAAGGATTTTTTATACTCTAACAGTATTCTTTCTACATCATTTAATTGTTTTTTAGCATCAACATTTGCTTTTGTGCTAGTAGTGTTTTTGTTTAACTCATCAGTCATATCTGACAAAGAAGTTTTTGTTAAATTTAATATATCTTCTTGTGTATATCCTAATTCGTTTAATTGACTTAATATTAAAGCTTCTTCTTCATTAAGCTCTATATTTTTATTTTTTAGAGGGATATTTGTCTGTTGCATTTTATTAATTTTTGCCTCTAAATCAATTTGTTCTTGTGTTTTTTTAATTACTTTACTTACAACATTTTCTTGTACTTGGTTTTCTGCATTTAACATTTTGACAGCATTAGTGCTTTGCTGTGTGTTTACATATCTATCAGCTTCTGTCATAGAAAGTTCGTCAAGCAAATCTTGATTGACCTGTATAGTTTTATTGTTATTTCCTAATGCCTTAGTGTTTTCCCCTACTTCTTTTTTTACTTTATT